CCCACCCCCCTCGTTATAGAAACCCCCCCGGTTCATCTACTGGTACCATGTCCATTATTGTGGTATATATCGCGCAATGGATCCTTTAATACCTGATATTGAAGAAAATATCCCCCTGCCGCACAACGCTACAGAAGCGTTTCCCGAGCTATCACCTAAAGATGAGCTCGACATGCGGGCAAGGACCATCAAGATGATTGCCGATCTCAACGGGACTCCCATAGTGCCCGACGAAACGCAAGTTGAAGTTGCCGAGACCCTTGCCAAGCAAATGATGTCAGACCCCAAGTTTCGCCCGGATTACTCAAGATATCCAAACGAAACAATGGCTTACCTCGCTGGCATGGTAGCCCAGACCAACTGCATGATCGTTAATGAACTAAGTGAATTGAAGCTGTACGTCGTCAACAAATTGGTACAGGAAGCTGAAGAAGCCAAGGATGCCAAGGCCCGTATTGCGGCGCTTAAGGCTTTAGGCGAAGTAGACGGGGTAGACGCCTTCAAGAAGCGTTCTGAGATCACTCATAAGGTGCAGCCCATTGAAGAAGTTGAACGAGAGCTCCTTTCGATCTTGGATGGAGTCGAATATACCCGAGTCGAAGCTAGCCCCCGGCCAGATTCGCCGCAGTGATGAGCCAAGCAGCCACTCAACTGTCGCCGATGGACTTGGCGAAGCTCAAAGCAGCCCTGCCAACGATGCGGGAGAAGGAAAAACGTCGGGCACTTGAGCTCTTAAAGACGTATCAGGCGGAGAAAACGAAGGAGAAAGGGCGGGAATCGTTCCTAGACTTCATCCAGCACGTCTATCCGGGGTACAAAATCGGCCCACACCACCGGAAACTGGCTAGAATCTTCGAAGAAATCGCTGATGGAGCCAAGAAACGGGTGATCGTCAACATCGCACCCCGTCACGGCAAGTCAGAAATGATCTCGTACCTCGCTCCGGCGTGGTTTTTGGGTAAATATCCACAGAAAAAGGTCATTATGGCCTCTCACACCGCCGATTTGGCGGTGAATTTCGGTCGTAGGGTGCGAAATCTAGTCGGGAGCGATCTGTACCATGACGTATTTCCTCAAGTCGAGCTGCAGGCGGACAGTAAATCTGCTAGCCGATGGGGTACTAATTTTAATGGCGAGTATTTCGCTATTGGTGTTGGTGGCGCTCTTGCTGGCCGTGGTGCTGATCTATTCATTATTGACGATCCTCACTCGGAGCAAGAGGCGAAGCAGGGTCGGGCAGATGTATTTGAGCCCGCATGGGAATGGTTCCAGTCAGGCCCCGTCCAGCGACTGATGCCCGGTGGCGCGATCATCGTGGTCATGACCCGGTGGTCCAAGATGGACCTGACGGGCAAGATCGTCGATCACATGGTGCGTAACGACGACGCGGATCAGTGGGAAGTGGTTGAGTTTCCTGCGATTCTGGACAATGACCAGCCACTGTGGCCGGACTTCTGGCCGCTTGAGGAACTGCTCGCCAAGAAGGCGTCGATGGACGTGCGGTACTGGCAGGCCCAGTACATGCAGCAGCCTACTTCTCAGGAGGGGGCGCTCGTCAAACGGGAGTGGTGGCAGATCTGGGAAGGGGACCGGCCCCCCAATTGCGAGTTCATCATAATGAGCCTCGACGCCGCGCAGGAGAAGACCAACCGGTCTGACTACAACGCCCTCCAGACATGGGGGGTCTTCTTTAATGAAGAGGTAAACAACTATAATATCATCCTCTTGAACGCGATCAAGGAGCGGTTGGAGTTCCCTGAGCTCAAGGAGCTGGTGCTCAAAGAGTACAAGGACTGGGAGCCGGATGCGTTCATTGTTGAAAAGAAGTCGAACGGGGCGGCGCTGTATCAGGAGATGCGCCGCATGGGCGTGCCGATCAGTGAGTTTACTCCGGGCAAGGGGCAGGACAAGATCAGCCGGGTGAACGCGGTGACGGACCTGTTCTCTGCGGGGATCGTGTGGGCACCCGAGCATCGCTGGGCGATGGAGGTCATCGAGGAGTGCAACGACTTCCCGAGTGGATCGAACGATGACCAAGTGGACTCGATGACCCTTGCCTTGATGCGATTCAGGCAGGGGGGCTTCATCAGACTGCCGTCAGATGAGCCGGAGGAGATCAAGATGTTTAAGAGCAAGCGGCGGCAGAGCTACTACTAAGGAACCAAAATGGCAATCGAACCCTCACTGTATCAGGCCCCCGCTGGCCTTGAGTCTCTTGAAGAAGGCCCGGAGATCGAGATCGAGGTGGTTGACCCTGAAGAGGTCAATATCGGTATCGACGGGGTCAAGCTGCAGATCAAGCCGGGTTCCATCAATGAGGACTTCAATGCGAACCTCGCAGAGCATGTAGATGAGCAGGAGCTTGCGACACTCGCAGGCGAGTTGCTTGGCAACTATGACTCAGACCTGACATCACGTAAGGACTGGCTGGACACCTACGTCAAGGGGTTGAAACTGCTGGGCCTTAAGTACGAGGAGCGGTCTGAGCCGTGGCCCGGTGCTTGCGGCGTGTTCCACCCGTTGCTCATGGAGAGCGCAGTTAAGTTTCAGGCTGAGACCATCATGGAGACCTTCCCAGCGATGGGTCCGGTCAAGACCAAGATCATTGGCAAGGAGACGCCTGACAAGAAGGACGCCTCCATCCGCGTTGCGGATGACATGAACTACGAGCTCACTGAGGTGATGAAGGAGTACCGCCCTGAGCATGAGCGGATGCTCATCAGCTTGTGCCTGTCGGGCAATGCGTTCAAGAAGATCTACTACGACCCGAGTCTTGAGCGTCAGGTTGCCATGTTCATCCCGGCTGAAGACATCGTGGTGCCGTACGGCGCTTCGAGCCTTGAGTCGGCTGAGCGGGTCACGCACAAGATGCGTAAGACCAAGAATGAACTTCGTAAACTGCAGGTGGCTGGATTCTACCGTGACGTGGATATCGGCGAGCCGATGGTGGTCATGGACGAGATCGAGAAGCAGAAGGCGACCGAGCAGGGTCTGTCTACCTCTATCGATGACCGGTACCAGCTGCTTGAGATGCACGTCAACCTCAATCTGTTCGGTTATGAGGACGTGGATAAGGATAATAACGAGACGGACATTGCGCTCCCGTATGTGGTTACTATCGACAAGGGCACCGGTACGGTCCTTGCGATTCGACGGAATTGGCTCGAAGAGGACAAGCTTAAGGCGAAGCGGCAACACTTCGTCCATTATGGTTACATTCCCGGCTTCGGGTTCTACTACTTTGGCCTTATCCACCTGATCGGTGGGCATTCTCAGGCCGCTACGTCCCTGCTCCGGCAACTTATTGACGCGGGCACGCTGTCCAACCTCCCCGGCGGACTTAAAGCTCGTGGCCTGCGCATTAAGGGTGACGATACCCCTATCGCACCCGGAGAATTCAGGGACGTAGATCTTCCAAGCGGAGCCATCCGCGACAACATCCTGCCGCTCCCATACAAGGAGCCTAGCCAGACCCTGTCGCTGTTGATGGACAAGGTGGTCGAGGATGGTCGCCGGTTTGCAGCGGTTGCGGACCTTAAGGTAAGCGACATGTCGGCCCAGTCCCCGGTTGGGACTACGCTGGCAATCCTTGAGCGGGTGCTTAAGGTCATGTCGGCTGTGCAGGCCCGCATCCACTACACCATGAAGCAGGAGTTCAAGCTCCTCGCGCTCATTATTAAGGACAACACCCCGGAGGACTACTCGTACGAGCCGGAGGTCGGCAACAAGACGGCCAAGAAGTCCGACTACGACCAAGTGGACGTGATCCCGGTATCGGACCCGAATGCGTCAACGATGTCGCAGCGAGTCGTGCAGTATCAGGCCGTGCTGCAGCTGTCCCAGACAGCCCCGCAGATCTACGACTTGCCGTACCTGCATCGCCAGATGATCGAGACCCTTGGCGTGAAGAACGCAGCCAAGATCGTGCCGATACCGGACGATATGAAGCCCGTGGATCCTGTGTCCGAGAATATGGCGATCATTACAGGCAAGCCGGTCAAGGCGTTCCTGTATCAGGACCACGAGGCCCACCTCGCCGTGCATATGGCTGCTATGCAGGACCCCAAGATGGCAGCAGTGGTTGGGCAGAATCCGATGGCTCAGCAGATACAAGCCGCCGCACAGGCGCACATCATGGAGCATGTGGCCTTCCAGTATCGCAAGGAAATCGAGAAGCAGTTGGGCGCTACGCTGCCGCCGATGGAGGCAGAGGACGAGGAGTCCCAGCTTACTCCAGAAATGGAGGTTCAGGTCAGTCAGCTTGCGGCTCAAGCCGCAGCCAAGCTGTTGCAGAAAGATATGGCCGAGGCGCAGGCACAGCAGGCGCAGCAGCAGATGCAGGATCCGCTGTTCCAGCTCCAGCAGCAGGAGCTTCAGGTCAAGCAGGCCGATGTGGCCCGCAAGCAGGCGAAGGATCAGGCCGACGCCGCAGCCAAGGAGAAGGAGCTCCAGATCAAGGCGCAGAAGGGTCTTGTGGACGCTACGGCCAAGCAGGACGAGATCGAGCTCAAGGAGCAGGAGCTGCAGCTTGAAGCCGCCCGCATGGGAGTGGACATCCAGAAGTACAAGGATGACCGCGCTTCGAAAGATCAGATTGAAGGTGCTCGTATGGGCATCGACATCGGCAAACATCGGGAACTTATGTCCCGCCAGCAAACTAGGAAACCTGAATAAGGAGTGAGTATGCAGCGCCAGTCCGCTATCGAATACCTCACCAGCAAGGTAGACGAGCAGCGCAAAATTGTGGAAGAGCATGTGGTACGGGGGAACATCAAAGACTTCTCCGAATACCAAAAACTTTGTGGAGTCATTCAGGGTCTGGACTTCACGAAGCAACTAATCCTAGACCTTGCAAAGAAGCTGGAGGACGACGATGAGTAGTATTGACGTTGCAGAGACACAGAGGACAGCCGAAGAAAAGGCCAAGCAGCTGCCGGACCCGGTGGGGTACAAGCTCCTTTGCATGGTGCCGAACATCGAGCAGAAGTATGAAGGCGGGATCCTGAAGGCGGACGAGACCATGCGGACTGAGGAACTGACGACCGTCGTCTTGTTCGTAGCCAAGCTAGGTGAGGGGGCATACAAGGACCCTACGCGCTTCCCGAACGGCCCATGGTGCAAGGAAGGGGATTTCGTCCTCGTCCGAGCGTATGCCGGTACCCGAGTCAAGATCCACGGAACCGAGTTCCGCATCATCAACGACGATACCGTTGAGGCTATCGTGCAAGACCCCCGTGGCATCAGCCGCGCATAAGGAGTAGAAAATGGCCGTAGAAAAAGACGACTTTCAGTTCCCCGACGAGGTTGAGTCCAAGGAGGGGGAAGCCCCCATTGGCGACGATCTTGAGGTGGAAATCGTAGACGACACCCCTCCAGAAGACCGAAATCGCACCCCGCTGCCCAAGCAGGTTGTCGAAGAACTGGAGAAGGACGACCTTGAGGAGTATTCCGATAAGGTCAAAAAGCGCCTGTCCCAGATGAAAAAGGTCTGGCACGACGAAAGGCGCGAAAAAGAGCGCGCAGCACGGGAGAAGGAGGAAGCCCTCCGGTTTGCGCAGCAGACGTTCGAAGAGAACAAGAAGCTCAAGGAGCGGGTAGGGCGAGGCGAGAAAATTCTCGTTTCCGAAGTCACCAAGGCAGCGACGAATGACCTTGCGACTGCCCGAGAGAAGCTCAAGTTGGCGTACGAATCGGGTGATTCCGAGCTTATCACGACTGCACAAGAGGCACTGACTGATGCCAAACTGAAACTTCAGCAGTATCAGCAGTTTATACCCTCTGTACAACAGCAAGAAAATAGTGTACAACAGCCACAACAGATACAGGTTCCGGCCCAAGTTGTTGATCCAAAAGCGGAAGCTTGGAGACAAAAAAACACTTGGTTCGGAGCTGACGAGGAGATGACTGCCCTCGCTCTGGGTCTGCATGAGAAGCTAGTCCGGTCGGGTGTTGATCCGCGCAGCGACGATTACTACCACCGAGTTAATACGACAATGAGGAAGCGATTCCCCGAAGCATTCGAGGAAGAGCCGAATCAAACGCAGGACGAGCCCCCGGAGCCCAAACCCTCCAAGCCCGCACCTCGCGCCAAAGCTGCCAATGTGGTTGCTCCGGCTACGCGGACCACCGCGCCACGTCAGGTTCGCCTGACCCCAACGCAAGTTGCCATCGCCCGTAGACTGGGCCTGTCCAACGAAGCGTATGCAAAAGAAATGATCAAACTGGAGAACGACAATGGCCGATAACCGTCTGGCTCGTGAAGTTGAAAATCGGGAAGCCGCTCAGCGAAAGCAACAGTGGGCCCCCCCTGAACTCCTCCCACAGCCGAAGGCTCAGTCGGGTTGGGTGTTTAGGTGGATTCGGACTAGCTTTATGGGTCAAGCAGACCCCACGAACACGTCCGCAAAGATGAGAGAAGGTTGGGAAGCCGTGAAGGCCACCGACCACCCGGAGCTTATGCTCCAAGCCGATCCGAATAGTCGCTTCAAGGACAATATCGAGATTGGCGGGCTGCTGTTGTGCAAGGCCCCTGAAGAGCTGATGATCCAGCGTGCCGCTTACTACGCACGTATGGCGAATGCTCAAATGCAGGCAGTGGACAACAGCTTTATGAATACCGAGGACGCTCGTATGCCGCTCTTTAACGAGAAGCGAAGCACCACGTCTTTCGGTAAGGGATCTTAATAATTTCTAGGAGTTACAATGGCTTATCCTACGGTAAGTGCCCCTTATGGGCTACGCCCCGTAAACCTGATCGGTGGTCAGGTCTTTGCGGGTTCGACACGACAAATTCCCATCGCTAGCGGCGAAGGCACCTCCATTTTCTACGGAGATGTCGTCAAGCTGGTGACGGGCGGTACGGTTCGTAAGGACGTTGGTACGGATGCAGCGACGCCGGTTGGCGTGTTCCTTGGCTGCACGTACACGAATCCCTCGACCAATCAGAAGATCTCGGCTCAGTATTGGCCCGCTGCGACTGTAACGGCGGACGCGACTGCGTACGTTTGCGACGATCCGGACACGCTCTTCAAGGTTGCTGTGGTTTCGGCCACGACGACTGTTGGCGGTGTGACCCGGACTGCGGTTGGTAACAACGCGATCCTCGTTCAGAACACGGGCTCGACGGTCACTGGCGATTCCAAGATCGCTGTTGGCGCGAGCTACAACACGACTGCAACCTTCCCGGTTCGCGTGGTGGATGTGGTTCCTGAGACGGTCAATGCTTCGGGCAGCTATACCGAAGTTATCGTTAAGTGGAACTGGGGTATGCACCAGTACCAGAACGCCACTGGCGTTGGCACCTAATAGGGAGCATATCTAAATGGCTATTTCACGCGCACAACTACTTAAAGAACTGCTCCCCGGCCTGAACGCTCTGTTCGGCATGGAGTACAAGCGGTACGGCGAACAGCACAAGGAGATCTACGAGACTGAGACCTCTGAGCGTTCGTTCGAAGAGGAAACGAAGCTTTCGGGCTTCAGTGCTGCCCCGGTTAAGCCGGAAGGCAACGCGATTTCCTACGACAACGCACAGGAAGCTTGGACGGCACGCTATAACCACGAGACGATTGCTCTCGGCTTCTCCATCACGGAAGAAGCGGTTGAAGACAACCTGTACGACTCGCTTTCGAGCCGTTACACGAAGGCTCTGGCTCGTGCCATGGCGTACACCAAGCAGGTCAAGGGAGCTTCGGTGCTGAACAATGCGTTCCAGTCGTCCGGCTACAACGGCGGCGACGGCGTGTCGCTCTGCAATGCGAACCACCCGCTGGTCTCTGGCGGCACCAACAGCAACACGTTTGGCACTCAGGCTGACCTGAACGAGACCTCGCTTGAAGCGGCGGTCATTCAGATTGCAGCTTGGACGGATGAGCGTGGCCTGCTGATTGCTGCCAAGCCGCGTAAGCTGATCGTCCCCCCGGCCCTGATGTTCGTTGCCAAGCGTCTGCTGGATACGGAGCTCCGTGTCGGTACGACTGACAATGACATCAATGCCCTCAAGGCGATGGGCAGCATTCCGGAAGGCTACACTGTCAACAACTTCCTGACCGACAACAACGGTTGGTTCTTGATGACGGATGTGCCGAACGGTCTGAAGCACTTCGTTCGTACTCCTCTCCAGAATTCGATGGATGGAGACTTCGATACGGGCAACGTCCGTTACAAGGCCCGCGAGCGTTACAGCTTCGGCTGGTCTGATCCTCTGGGCGTCTTCGGTTCGTCTGGTTCGACCTGATAAATCAAGCACTTAGTTGATTGGGAAAGGGGGCTTCGGCCCCCTTTCTTTAGGGCCCCGCATGACCATAACTGAACACCGCCCCAGACCCATCTGTGCCATACCCGGCTGCCAGAGCCTCGTCCGGCATAGTGGGAAGTACAGCAAGCTAGGGTTCCCCTTTTTCAAACGGTACTGCAGCACACACTCAAAGGAGCTGCATATCCCCAAATTCCACTACCGCCAGCATAAAAAAGACAAGTGTGAGCGGTGTGGGTTTGTCCCGCTCCACACCGGCCAGCTGGACGTGGACCATATTGACAACAACCACAAAAACAACGACCCCGCTAACCTGCAGACCCTGTGCAAAAACTGCCACGGCCTGAAGACTTACGCCCCCCAATTGTTCGCGGCCACCATTGACCGACCGCCGGATTAGCTGTATAAGGTAGGTATTCTAGGTCTAATTCCAGCCATATCAGCTTCCTAGACGACGATGCGCCGATGATATGGCGACTTGCGCATAAGGAGT